CGTTCGTCGAACGATAGACGCAGCAATCGTGGCACCCGTTAGATCAACGATGGTGCCGCAATTTTTAAGCTGAAGGTTCCAATAAGTCTTTTGGTTCCAAACCAACTCACCCGATAGCAGGGCATTGTCGAACCCGCTGACTTGGGTGATGACGTTCTTATTGAACTTTGGCATATTGCTTCCCTACGCGGGGAAGCGCATTCACACTCATGGTTTCCCCTTGCTCGGGTTGTGACGCTCCCCGCTGACTCGCAGGGCTACGAAGTGTGTCTTGTCTTGCCAAATTTTAAGGTAGCTTTGCTTTTAAGTCAGCAACTTCTTGTGAAAGTTCTTGGATTGCTTTGATCAGCGGGGCAATGAATTCGCTGTAGCGCAAACCCTGAATGCTGTTGGGATCGTCCTTGTCTGCCAACACCCACCCGGCAAAGCTATCCACGCCAAGCTGATCTAGGGTTGCCTTGACTTGTTGGGCGCTCAAGCCGTGGAAGGTACGCACGCCTTCTCGGGCCGGTTCGATTTCCCGTTCGCCTGTCAGGTTGCCCTCTTCATCGTACACGTTTTCCTTCACCGCAGCCTGCGCCACCTTCCATTTGTATTGGATGGTTTGCAGCTTGTTGATGAAGTTAAGCCCGAGAGGGTTGTCACCAAGGATGTTCTTTTCCCGTTCGTCCGAAGTGTTGACCGACCCGCTGACCGCGTATACATCCACGAATCGGAAGGATGCCGCGCCCAAGGTCATTGAGTTGTCTACCTCGGGACGAAGGAAAGCATCCTCCACCCGAGCGCGTGCCGTTGCCTTGGTGCCAAGCAGAACAGCTTTGGGATTGCCCGATCCTGATGCGCCTGAGATTAGATAAAGCGCATCGTTGCCGTCTGTGTAGATATAAGCGCCAAGTCCACCGGCTGCGGTTCTCCATCGAACTTCACCGGATTGCGGGAGTTGGATGCCGCTTGCATATAAACCTTGTGTGCCAACTGTTGCACTAAAAAAACCACCGTATCCCGTGCCGCCTGTCCCGCTTCCTATAACACCCGAGCCGCCTGCACTACTTCCAAATACACCGCCGCTTGTAGAACTTGTCGATGTGTTGCGACCCCAAATTGCATAAGGCGCACCATCAGCACCACCACTATTGTTTGTGGTGCCGTAGAAACAAGAATTGCCGTTTACATTGTTAGCGACAATTGTTGAATAAAGCAGTGGATACAAACCGCCGATTGGCGATGTGGTTGAGGTAGTGCCGTCAAAGTTTGCGCTGCCATCAATATCAATGTTTGAAGAACCTGTAATGTTGCCAAGAACATTAAGTGTTGATCCATTCCAAGTTAGGTTGTTGGTTGATGAACCAATGCTGAACTTGTAAGCGCCACCGCTATAGCCAAGGAAGAAACCAGTACCTGTGTTGTAGTCGGTTTGCCCGCCTTGAATGTTGCCGGTGTTGCTGACTGTCAAAGTGTTTTGAACTGTCAAAGCACCCGTGTTGACCGTAATGGCCGACAGTGTGCCAACCTTCAGACTTGAGATGTAAGGCGTAGACCACACCGTGTTTCCGGTTGTCGGGTCGTAGATGCCGTCCGATTGATACAAGGAATCAGTGCTAGACGGGTTGGGGTCGCTTGCGCCCCACGTTGCAGCGAATCCCCAAACAGACAATGATTGCCCGCTAGATGGGAATGAGCTTGACCCGGTGGTGGTGATGTTCCCCGCAACGGGCGCGGGATTGCTAGGCACTCGCGCAAAACAGATGCGTGCGCTTGACCCCGCCGATCCCGTTGGGCCTGTGTTACCGGCATACCCCGCAGCGATGATGCTTGCGGTTGTCCAATTAATTGTGGTGGTCGTGGCCGTTCCCACATCAATCAGAGATACAGACGCTTCCCAAAGCGTAAAGCCTGCGCTTGGCGAGGTTGTGATTGAGCTAGACCACCCCGCAGGGTTAGGCGTAAATGTCCCGGTAGACCATGTATACGTCGAGGTTCCGGTCGGGCCTGCCGGAATGGTTGCGGCCCATTGATAGACAGAAGCCTTTGCCGTTTTATTTCCGGTCGGCCCTGTTGGGCCTGTCGGCCCTGTCGGCCCTGTTGCGCCGTTTGTTGACTGCGCGTAGACGCTAAAGCCCGAAGTCCAACTGATCGTAGTGGTTGAGACAGCGCCCGGTTCAGAGACTTCCTTTGCCGCAACCCACAGAGAAAACCCTGCCGTTCCGGGGTTGGCCGGGATGATCGTCTGCCATCCATTGCCTCCGGTATAGCCCGAGTTTGTCGCGGTCGCCCATGTGAATGTGCTAGTGCCTGACGGGTTGCCGGGTTGAGTAAGCGCCCACTGATAGAGATACGCAATCGCAGTCTTGACGCCCGAAGGCGAGACAGGTGCCCACACAAACGCCGACGAAACCGTCGAAAGCTGCGAGGTGGCTACGTCGTTTGCGACCTTAAACGCAAAGTAGTACGTTGCCGCAGGAAGCGACACATTGGTGAACTTAAACGCAAGCGAAGGCGCAAAGGTCTGCGAGTTGGCTGAATACTCTGTGCCCCACACCTTCCAATCGGAAGCCGAAGGCGTCGCGGAGGTTGTATAGAAAAGCGTGATGCTTGTGACACGGCCTGAGCTTGGCACGTTGCAAGTGACGCTGAACGAGGGAACCGCAGCCGATGGCAGTTGATCGCTGACAGTCGGGGCAGCAAGGGCAGAAAAGAAATACGCAGAGGAAAGCCCGCTGTTAGGCGACGGTGAGAATTGCGTAATGTTCTGATCGTCATAGACGGCGGCGTTGTACTCGGTACATTCAATCTGTGCGCCAAGGTTGCCGTCAGGCAGGGTTGTTTCGCTGACCTTGATGGCGCGGAACAGCTTGTTCGTCCAACCGTAATCGCTGTTTGTGATGCTGATAACATCACCCGCGTCAACTTGAATGCCGGGATAGGCAGTTGAGAAGGTAACAATTAAGTCCTCACGCGCCTGCTCAAGCATCCGATTGGCGATGTACTGCGCCTGCACCGAGTCGTTGATCAGGTCGAACGTCACCGTAGCTTTGTTGGCCGGTTCGTTCGCGTACATCAGGATACTTGGCGTTTCCAAGAAAATCAGGTTGGGCTGATCCTTGTTGCCCTTCCACGGGAATGTGGCTTCGACTTGGTTGATGCTCTGCGTGATGTCGGAGATGCTTACCCGAAGCTCGCCGATGATGTTGCTGTCGTCAAACGAGAAGGATGACGACTCTGCCTTGTTGATCACCGGCATCCACTGACCCGTGGTTTCTTGGTACGCAAGCCAAGAATCGCAAGCCGTGAGAATACGGTCGATGTTGCTTAGGACGTTCTCGCCCGTGTTCAGCACACCGTTGATGCGATACCGAGGTTGGGTTGCAGCCCCGCCCGAATAAGGTTCGTATGTGATCAGTTGATCAGAGTAGGTGTTTAGCGCAGCGCAAGCCGTGGTGTTGATGTTGCCGATGGGAACCGCGCATCCATATACATCCGACTTTAGATAGTCCTCAAGCACATCACCGGGGCGTGCCGCGCCTGCGCTCTTGAGGTAGTGCGAAACCTTGAAGGTCAAGGGCTGAAGACCCGTCGTGCCCGCTTCGCTGTTGTAGGTGAGCTTGACGATGGCAAATGCCAAGCCGTTCATCTGCCGACCCGATGCAGGCCACCGCAGACTAGGCGTGATGTCTGAACCGCCCATCACCACACTCGGGGCAGAGCCGGTTACGTTGACAATCGTGCCCGCTGCGTTGGAGGTGTAGAGGTTGATGTAGAGGTTGCCCGAAATCTTTGTGTCTACATTGCCCGCGCCATCGGTCAGGGATACGACTTTGGTGGGGTCGGTGCCGTCAAAAGTAACAAGTCGGTCACCGTAGTAAAACTGCGTGCGGTCATAGGTGAACTGACCATCGGGTGAGATGTTGCTGATCGCTAAGACGTAGTACATCGTCTTGTTGTCGGTGGACAGCACCGCATCAACGAACGTGCCGCCTAGCCAAGCATCGCCATAGACAACCGGAATCGGGTTGTTTGCGCTTGGGGGGATTTGCTGCCTTGAGCCGGGATCGACTTGGTTGGGTGCCCTGTTTGACCCGAATGTGCGGGTGACGACGTAGGACAGCGCGTAGTTGGCTGCAAACGCGACGGCGGCATACGCAAATGTCCCTGCCGTTAGGCCAAAGACCGCGCTTGCAATCATTGTTCCGACCATTTTTTATTCCTTGCAGTACGTCGAGTCGATCTTCTTAAAGCCTCGGCTTTCAAGATCAATCTTAGGGCTTTGGGGCATCAGCG